GTTGCCGTTTGAGTCGATGCGCATGCGTTCTGTGGTGTTTTCTACAAAAGCTAAACCTGCGGGTTCGTCATTTGCTGTAGCTCGTATAGTTTTTATATGGTACGAATTACTAGCACCACTGTGCGTCATTGCAATTTGGTTATTTAAAGAACCGGCTGAACCTGCACCAATGCTGGTTGTTAAAGGGCTAACTGGACTCTGCGTACCAATCCCGACGTTGCCAGAGGTATCAATCCGCATGGCTTCTGCGCCGCCACCGCCATCGCCTGTAAAAATAAGATTAGACCCAGCTAATCGCAAACTTGTAGACGCACCTGCATCAGTAATGCCACAAATAGTCGCACCAGCGGCGTTATCAAAAATGGACACGTTACGGTCAGTAGCAGTCTTTACTTGAAGTTTTGCAAACGACTGCGGCGTAATGCCAATCCCGACGTTGCCGCTGGAGTCGATACGCATGGCTTCCGTATCATTGGTCTTGAAAACCATTGGGCCGTTATCGACATTAACAAGCTGAGATTCAGCACCGCTGAAGTTTTTAATGACGAACCCAGAGGTATTACCTGTATGTCTTAACGTAATCAAAGTAGGATCGCTAGACGATTCAACAGTCAAACCATCAGCAGTCACAGTGCCCGTCACGTCTACGCCTGTGGAGGTGGTGGCTAGTTTGGCGTTGCCTGCATTATACAGAGTTACTGCGCCGCCTTCAGCCGCATTAATCATGTTTTCCGTATCTGCGGCATTGTTTAGCTGGAACGTATTTGTTACCACTCGTAACGGGCCAGTACCAGAAGTGTCTGCAATTAGGCTGTAAGTTCCAGTGTGATAAATCTGTAGGTCAGAGCCATCACCGAAGACTGCCTTTACGTTGTCACCAAATGTAGTGTCAGCTGCTGCATTAACCCCAAGCTCAATAACAGCGTTGCTTGAGTTCTTAGAGTAAAGTCTTTTGTTAGTTAAGTCTACAGCAAGCTCGCCAACTGACAGATCATCTGCTGTAGGAGCACCTGAGCCATTTTTAGTAATAATCGTTGTAGCCATTGTTTATCCCTTTAGTATACTCCACCGTCGAGCGTACCTGTTGTCATGTTGTCTGCGTTAAGTGTTGAGTTTGATTGTAAAGCTGAGTCTGCTAGTGCACCCTGTGCTGCCGTAGCGTAGTCACTAGAAGCTGTTGTAGCTGCTGTCCCTAAGCCTAACGTGCCTCTAGCAGTCGCTGCGTCAGCATCATCAATCAGTGTCAGGCCATAAGCAGATACAGCAGAGGCTGCTAAAGCTGCGTCAGCAGTTGCACCTTGAGCTGCAGTAGCATAATCACTAGAAGCCGTAGTTGCTGCTGTACCTAAACCCAGTGTGCCTCTGGCAGTGGCTGCATCTGCGTCATCAATCAGAGTTAAGCCATAGGCTGACACAGCGGAAGCAGCAAGTGCTGCATCAGCAGTAGCACCTTGTGCAGCAGTAGCGTAGTCAGCAGAGTCAAATGCTTTGACTTGTGCTAAGTTAGTGACCTCTGAGTCCATCAGAGCGCCAGCTGCTTCTACGTTAGTTGCGTCCGTTACGTCTGCATTGTCTTCTATTGTGTCTAGTCTAGTCCCATCAGCAGCAACGTCACGTCCATCCACAGTACCGGACAGAGTAATGTTGCCTGTAAGGTTTAGATTGCCTGTGCCAGTGATGTTGTTACTGTTGAGGTCTAAGTCTCCACCCAGTTGTGGCGATGAGTCACCGATAAGGTTAGGGTTAATTGTGTCCCATGCAGAACCGTCATAGATACGAGTGCTGTTGTCAGAAGTGTTAAAATACCAGTCACCTACAGTCAACGCAGCGCCATTACCGTCCACCGTTGGGTTGGACGACTGTGCGCCTAAGTAAAGTCCGTCGATTGCGTCCTTTGCTGCTTCAGCTGCTGTTGCGCTAGTTGCTGCCGCTGTTGCACTGTTAGATGCGTTGGTTGCGGAGGCTGAAGCGTTGGACTCTGACGTAGAAGCATTGCTTTCAGCTGTTTCTGCATCCGCTTTAGCAGATTCTGCTGCTGTCTGTGCAGTTTCTGCGGCTGTTTTGGCGGCTTGAGCTTTAGCATTGTAGTGTAGGGCTGAGTAACCTGTAGTAACTGTATCAGCTAGTGTGTATTGAGTGTCTTCTGCGGTTACTGCTAACTTCGACGCATCAGCTGCGCTGTCAGATGCTTCTGAGGCTTTTGTAGTGGCTGTTGTAGCGTGACCAGAGGCTGTGTCTCTGTAGCCTTGTGCTAAATCTCTGGCAGCTTCTGAAGCAGTCTGAGCGGTTTCTGCGGCTGTTTCAGCAGTCTCAGCAGCACCTTGTGCAACTACTGCAGCGTCCTTTGCTGTTTCAGCATCAGTTGCACTGTTGGCTGCATCTGTAGCTGAACTAGCGGCTGCATTAGCTTTAGCTGAAGCAGTGGCGGCATCTTCACCAACCTGTGAAGCTACTGCGTCTGTAGTAGCGTCACCAGTGCCACCTGTACCTCTAAAGATACCCATAGATTGCTCCAGCTAGGAATAAAAGAGGGGGCCAATTAAGACCCCCTAGAGTTTTACTCGTCAAGTACAGCGAGGACAAAGCCTGCTTCTGGACGGTAAGTTTCGACACCATAGAGAGTGTCGGCAGTGTAAAGCGTAGAGAGGTACTCTTGCTTGTACTGCGTCTGTGAACGTACTGACATCTGCTCAGCAAGAACGATAGCGTCCTTGTGGAAGAACATACAGCCACGTACTTGGCCGCCCGTGTTTTGAGCAGCAGTTTCTAAGATGGGAGCGTTGCTAGAAACGTAGACGTCTACACCGTACAAGTTACCAATGAGGCCAGACTCAACACCACGTCCACCAACAAAGTCAGAAGACACATAGCGCTCAATACCCATAATTGACTTACGTACAGCAGGAGGAACTACGATTACTCGTCCGTCCATAGGTACGTTAGCGTCGTCCATGAGCTTGATGGCTTCACGGAAACCAAGGTCCGTAAAGTTGTCGCCTGTAGCAACAGTGTCGTCGGTATAGATGGTCAAACCAGAAGTACCATCAAAGTAGTAGCTGTTGCTGTTTTCCCAATTAGCACCGTCGGTTGGCGCAGCAGTTCTCGTACCATCGCCAAAACCAGTACCGCAGTTCATAAGGTCTGTGTCTACTTTAAGCGACAGCGCATAGCCAGCGTCTTCAGTGTAGAACTGACGAAGGCTATTAAGAGCCTGTACTTCAACAATGTCTTCGATGAGTCGTGAGTACTCAAAGTGACGATCAATGCTGACAGTCAGTTCTGACTCAGTGTTAGCAATAATTTTTACTGCTAGATTTTCACCTTTTGCGCTTGCCTCATCACGAGTTGGCTTAGGAATATGGATCAAGTCACCCTTCTTGCCCGTCATTGCTAGACGCTTGACAAGAGGAGCCATCTTGAGGTTCTTTTGGTAAGCAGCGATAATCTCGTCACTCCAGATTTCTGGAATAAACTTATCGGCTTCAGTTTTTCCGGTAATGCCTGTTGCACCCGGATAAGCTACAGTAGTCATTAGTCACAATCTCCTTTAGATTATTTGACTCGACCCTCTGCGTATGCTTTTAAGATTTCATCTGATAAAGCTTGGTAACGCTCAGGGTCTGTTCTCATAAGTTTAATAATGTCGGCCCTGCGATAAACTTTCTTACGACTACCTTCAGCACTGCCTCGTGCATTGCCTGTGTTAGCTGCCTTAAGTTGTTGCTTCCGTGACTGCTTTTCTACTGCAGCCGTCTGCTGTGCAATGTTCTTACGCTCCTTCCAGAGAGTAAACAGTTCATCAGCAGCTTCAGCATTGTACTGTTGGTCAGCTTCTACAAACAACTGAGTCCTGATCTTAGAATCTTTGATCCAGTCAGCAAACTTAGGATCTTTCAGGATGTCCTGCATGTCCGGGTGTTTGCTGTTTAGCATCGCAAGAGATGTCTGCTTCTTGTATTGAGCAGAGTACTCTTGAGCTTCTCTGATCTTCGGGTGGTTCTCAATAGCACGATTAACTGCTGCTTGAGGGTCCGTAAAATAGTCAATATCGTCTTCAGGCTCAACGTATTGTTGAGGTGCTTGTTGTTGTGTCTGAGTCGTAATGAAATCATCCACAACTTTACGAAGTTCACCTACCTCAGATGATTGACGCCCAAGTAGCTTCTCAGCCTCTTGGTGCATCTGTACCACTTCTTCTAGTGATTTACCGTGGTACTTCTCTGGTACGGTGGGTTCTTCTTGTTGAGGTTGCTCAGCGTCTACCTGCTGAATCTCGTCTACTTCGTTTTCTTCAATGTTGTCTGCTTGTTCCTCTTCGGGAGGCAAGTCAACCATTGTTGCTCTTGACATGATTAAACTCCGTGATCTTAGTCATTATGGAGGTTGCTGTTTTGGCCTGCCTTTTCGTGTTCTCTTACCCACCTCATGTGTCTACCGGGAAAGTCCCCACTAGACCCATCTAGGATAAAAGCCGGAGCAGATACCATACGTGTCCCTTTAGCACCACAATCGCACCTACTGATCCTAGTGCCATTAGGGACAAACTTTTCTACTACATGCCCATTAGGGCATCTAAAGTCATAAACTTTATACATCTACTTCTACTTCTTCGTTATCAGCTTCTGCTTGTTCTCTAGCAGCTGCAATCGTATCTGGAAGATTGATTACAGAAGCCAAAGCAGCAACTTGGCCTTTACGAAAGTGTAGATCCTCTGCATCTTTGACTGACTGAATGTCAGCTAGTCGTGTTGCATTACTGGAAAGTTCTTGCACGAGTTGTTTGAAACCTTCGTGATTGAAGAGTTCGTTGTAGTTGTCAAAATAAGTTTCAAGCTCAGTGTTCATTGATTTCCTTTATGTATTACTACAGTTATAGTATAGCATACTTTTG